ATGAATCAAAGAACCATCTTCCTGATCCGCATGAACCTTCTTAAGTGCTAAGAAAATCTCTTTATCAATACCATCAAATGCCTCTTCTGGCACGCTTACTAAAAAGTCCAAAGCACCGTCTTCTAAAATCATCTTCAAAATCTGACTCATATTACCCCATGTATCTATCGAATTGTTTTTCTATCTTAGCCGGAGTAGCAAGCCTTCCGCTGCAAAACTCTAAATCACATTTTCCAAGTGATCCACCAAGTCTGTTCTTTACTATGCTGACTGTTGTTAAAAAAGAGATCCCGGCTCCTGCATCTTTTCGAGAAAGCATTAGAATCAAATCCGCATCTTCCTCGATCGAACCTGACTCTCTGAGATGATGCAGCCCCGGGGTCTCTGTTGCAGCCTGCCTGTTGAGCTGGGCGAGTGTCACAAACGGGATGTTGAATCGCTTTGATAGAGTCTGAATCCCCTTGCTGACCTCATCGACCTGGAGATGCTTTGATACCGTCTGATTCTGTGAGCGCACGCGAGAGAGATAATCAAGACAAACAAAGTCACAACCACCTTTCAACATCGCTCTTGTTACCTCACTTGTGATTGTATCAATGTAGCAAGGCGCTGTTGTCACAATATTTAGCTGCATATCTTTGAGGTAATCATGTGAATAAGCAAGCTGCTCTAGCTCTACTCTATTGCACTTTCTTTGCATCAGCTTCGTTGGATTTACTTGGGCGTGAGCGCAAGCAATCTTATCGAAGATCTGTCTCTCTGTCATTTCAAGAGAGAAGAAAAGCATGCGCGTTTCGGGCTTGTTTCGATAGACGTTTAGAAATAAGTTGACCAAGAAGGTTGTCTTTCCGGCTCCGCTACGCGCTCCAACAATCGTATTCGATCCGTTCGGGAAGCCTGAGATAACTTCGTCTATGTCCGTCCAATATGACTTTACTCCATCAAAAAGATCCTCTCCGGCTGCTACTCGATCATGCTCTTTCTGCATCCAGTCGAGCCACTTGTCCGGGTCGTTGAGTCTTTCCACAATCTCGAAAGCTGTTGACGATTCGCCTTTGTTTGCTCGGTGAGTCTGGTAGAAATCAGCACTTGCTTTAGAAAGAAACTCCTCTTTTGAGTTTTCTAAGTCCCCCAAGTCTCTTGCTAGATTCATGCTCGTTTTTATAACAGATCGTCTGCCAGATAGATCAATTATTCTATCGAGATGGTAGTCAAACTGACCACCCAGATCGTAGGCTAGCACGCAAGATTGACTGATTTTTCCAAGGATGATGTCTAGGGATTTTGGGTCTTTTGATTCTGTTACAATCTTTGAAATTAGAACCTGTTCACTGACTCGCTGGTCCGCTCTTCTAAGCTCTACAACATTTTGAAAAGCACGCTGGAAGTCTACATCGAAAAAGTCTTCCGCTTTGCAAACCGATAGCGCTTGCTGTAGACATTCGGGATACGCAAGCAAAGATCCTAAAACAATCGCTTCGGATTTCTGGTCTGATGGGTACTTGATGTTCATTGTCTCTCTTGATTTTGTAGAGAGATCCTGGTAGAATGGCCTCTCTTGGTTTTGCAATTAAGAATCTACGCCACCTAACCATTTTGGTCAAGGTGGCGTTTTTGTTGTTTTAAGCCCCGTCACGGCCATTCAAGACTTGACCAGGGTGATTCTACCTTTTTTCTCCACGATCCTTTCTACGGTCCTTTAAACAGGCTTCCTGTTGATTCTGTGTCATAAGATTCTCGGCAATCGCGTTGAAACAGCTAACGAAGTCATTTGTGTCGAATCTGAGCCTCTTGATCGCTGTACCCCCAGACATAAGAAGCTCATCTCCCGAAACAACAAGCTTTACGCCATAGTATGGCTCTCCGCTTGCGACTCTTGTCATAACTTCTTTGTTGTGTGCTGATTCCTCTTTCGAGATGGGGGGCTTCTGGGGTGTGGTTTCTTCTGGCTTGTAAGATTTTGCTATTTGGTAAAGCAAAGGAAAGGGATTACTCCCAATAACATAGCCTGAAACAACACGATCACAAGTCCATTCCCATCGAGCAGGATCCCCATCACTTAACTTCACAAGGTCTGATAAATCGCCCAGGGAGAGATGTTCTTTGAAGGGAGTTATCCATCGAGGGATTGATGCTACGGGGTCTGGAGCTGTGGTTGCTGGTGGAGGTGTTGGGTCAGGTTCCTTTGGTTCGGGGGAAGGCGAAGCCGAAGTGGGATGATGCTCTTCTCTTTCATCATTCTTTGTCTCTTTAATCTTCTTCTCTTTCTTATCGGTCGGTGGGCGACCGGTGCATCGGTCGGTGGGCGACCGGTCTCCAGCAGAACCATAGGTCGTATGTTGACCGATGTAGTTTTTATTTGATCCTTCTAATATCTCGGGATACCACAAGCTCAACCAGCTTTCGCGTCTATAGTTGATCAAACAGTCTCCCTAGCTTTTCATGGCTAGCTATGAACTCAACTGTTCCTCTTGGGCTTCCATAACTCGCAGTCCAATGAGAAACATGAATAAGTGGAGAACCGATTTCAACCATCTCTTTCTGAAGGACGCTTTTACTCTTTTTAAAGGCTGTCAACTTCATATTGCACTCCATTGCAGAGATCGTATCCGTCTTAATGACTTCATCCATCTCCATATAAAAGCCTAAAACAGTGAAATCATTTGTCGTTAGTCTAACGCGATTTCCAGCATCATCAAGATAGCTGAGGAAGCGCCAAACTTTTGGCAATGGAATGAATGTGTATTAAGGAGACTTCCAATAAACAGAGTTGCGTGGTATGTTTGTTGCCTGTTCAAGGAATTCTCCTGGCTGTTCGTACTTTTAGAAGACCTACTTGAACCTAAAACCACGAAGTGATATCGTGATTGAAGATTTGGTATGATCTTCAAGGGGCCTTGGCCCCTGTTTGTTTGGCTAGGGGTAGTGTTCTAGCCAAACTCTCTCCTTAAAGAGAAGCTTTAATCCTACTTGTCAGTTTCATTCCTGGCAAGTGGGATTCTTTTTTGACTGAGCGCTCAATCATTCTCTTCAGTGCTGCACCACTTGAAACATTTCGGACAGGAAAAAATAGGTGCCATACCCCACCTTGGGGATTCATTATCATCAAATCCCGGTCCACAACCTTCGTAAATGTTGAACTCAGGTATTGGGATCCAGTACCAGACCTCCTTTTTTGTTGCTCCCCATGGGTTTTTTCGTGGTTTTCCGGATTGTGTTAGCTTGCGGTATCTCCTTTGGGTATTACAAATGGAGAGAACTTGTGAGTGATGCCCATTACTCATCATTACATATCTTTCAAGAGTCCAACATTTGGTACCTTCTTTAGGAATCCTATCTTTCACCGATATCCACCCTTCGTTGGTATCAACTTTTTCCTCTTTAAGCTCTAAATAGAACTCCCCATGCTCATCACATTCGGCCATGTGTATATCAAAATTCTTTTTGCTTTCTTCCATCCGTTTGTTAATTCCCAATTCGTTAGTTGTTAATTCTTTTTCCATCTTCTCTCTGGCATAATGTTAAATGTAAGGGGTTGGCAAAGGCATCCAGTGAGTAATACCAGATATACAACTGTCTCCAGCATCATAAGGACAAGGGTATGACTGCCATCCCCCATCATTCTCCGCTGCACAAACACCGTACTCACAAACAACAAGAACTATTTTATTTTCTGGAGCGCTTTCGATAGGTTTCCAGTCCCACTTAAAAGTAACAGTGTTGCCTTCCGCTGAAGATACAATCCCTTCATCTGTAACAATTTTGATCCCTTCATCAGGGAATACTGCGTCACTCATCTTTCACCTCCATTCATCATCTATTTCGTTCAACGTTTCTTGTACTTCCGATAATAGCTCTTTCAAGAACAAGACCCTGCTTGTAAGACCAATCTCAACTTTGAGCTTTCTAGCTTCTTGATTGAATAAACTGACCTGCTTCTTAAGTTTCTCACCCAGAATATCCAAAATAATTACGTCTGGTGTGTCATTTTTCACTTCTATCTTACTCATTTCTTTGGTCCTATAAGCTTTGCTTTCATAATTATTTCGTCACCCTCATCACAAAACTCATACTCCCATTCATAGTTCCACGGATCAGGAACAAGATTGCTCATTTGTGTGTTTAAGTCTGAAATAGACATATTCAACATGGCTGCAATTGTCTTTGTTTCGGGAGAATCTTCAAACGTATAATTTTTAAATAAAAATTCAATCATTTATTCAATACCTGTCGTTTCTAGTAAAAAAACTTATCACAACGAATATCAGAAATGCCGCAAACACTAAAAGCCACCCAATCTCAGCCAGCTTTGTTATCTGTATAAATAACAGCATTAGAAACAGGCTCCAACATTTATCAATCATCAATTTTCCTTATTAGTTCATCCATGCATCTTATACATTTTGGCGTGTCTTTGCCTTTCTCGTTCCAAACAAAAGTAGCCGGGTACCCACACATGCAGAAAGTTCTAATCTTGTTTTCATCAAGTACCTCTGTTTTATATATTCCAGACTTGGAGTCCAGCTTTCGGTGTATTTTGTATTCAGTCATTCTTTCTTCTCACTTCTATTTCCCATTGCCCTCTTCGTCTAACTACCATCGGCACGCACTCATGCAAAGTGTACTTACCGTTGTCGGCAGAGCTTATCACTCGCCAACCGCGACCGCGAGCGTAGACAATGCCTTCCCAGCAGTCACGCTTGGTTACTACCTCAAAGTAATGATAGATCTTGCCTGACTGACGTATCATTACTAGATTTCTGATCGAGCTACTCATTATATTCCGTTTCTAACCGTTGTTGTTGCGCTTTTTCCGTTCATATGCTAACATACACAATGTAAACGCGCAACAACAAGCGTCAAACAGGGAAAATGAAATGAAAGAAATAGCAAAAGCTCTTAATCAAGCTCAGGCAAAAATGAATGGTGCTCGCACCGATAAAACCAACCCACACTTCCGGTCGGACTACGCATCTCTTGCGTCTGTTTTCGATGCTATACGAGATCCGTTTTCTGAAAATGGACTTTGCGTGTCTCAACCTATCGAGATTTTAGAAAACGGTCGTATGCCTAGTTACTAAACTTATGCACACTTCTGGAGAGTTAATAGAAAGTAGAATGTTACTACCGAACATCGAAGTGCCACAAAAACTAGGCTCGGCTATCAGTTATTACCGTAGGTATTCGTTAATGAGTATCTCTGGTTTGCCAACTGCTGATGATGATGGTAACGATGCAACTCTCGCTGTAAAGACATCTTCAGGAAAAATAAGCCAGGCTCAAGTGACACAACTTGACATCGCTCTCGATAGAGTACCAACATACAGAGCTAGTGTCTTCGAGAGGCTTTACAAAGAGTTCGGTAGTGCTGATCTAAAGCTGCTTCCGGTGACTTCTTTTGAGCTTGTGATGAAGACAGCTAGAGATACTCATGCTCGTGGACAAGCGGTGGTAACATGCGTATAGATCTTGAGCAACTTTCACCTGAGTGGCACCTTTGGCGTGGCGAAGGTCTTCCTGCATCCTTTTCCAGCGCAATCATGGGAGAAAACCCTTTCAAAACTCCTCTTCAAGCTTGGGAAGAACTCACTGGTAGACGAGAGGGTTTCAAGGGTAACGCTGCCTCTCGTAGAGGACAAGAGTTAGAACCTGAAGCTCGCATGTATTTCAATATGGTCCAAGACAAAGATATGGACCCTGCCTGTTACCAATCGGATGACCTTCCTTTTATGAGAGCTTCTCTCGATGGGATTAACAGTGCTGGAAATGAAACATTAGAGGTTAAGTGTTCCGGTTTCAAGGTCCATAACGAAGTATTGTCCTCAAACCAGCATCCAAAATACTACAAAGCTCAGATGCAAAAAGGTCTCCTTTGCAGTGGAGCTTCAATGTGCTGGTACATGAGCTACAATCCAGATCACGAAACCAAAGCCGTTATCATTCCCATTGAGCGTGATGAGGATTATATAAAACGTCTAAAAGAAGAAGAGCTTGGTTTCTGGAATCTTGTGCTATCTGATGTTCCCCCTGCAAGCGATGTAAAAGAATACATTCACATAGACGATCCTGGTTTTGATGTAGCTGCAAGAATTTACATTGAAGCAAAGCGCTCCGCTGATATCGCTGTCTCTATAGCCGAAGCCAGTAAAGCCGCTTTACTTGAGTTTGGTGACGACTCCAACTTCAAGGGTGGTGGGTTGCTTGTGGCTCGTATCATCAGGCAAGGGAATGTGGATTGGAAGAAGTTACGCGCTGATCTAAAGATATCAGATGAAACGGTAGAGAAATACCGAAAGACTGAAAGCAGCTACTGGAAAATAACAGAGGAGAAATAATGACTATACAAATAACAAACTTCAAGAAGTACGAAAAAGGATCCCTCTATGGATTCTTTGACATAGCAGTCCCAATGTGGGGAACCATGCTGAATATCAAAGGCTGTAAGGTCTTTATGAAAGAGGGTAAGCCCTTTATCACACTTCCAAGTCGTGAGTATCAAAACGACCAGGGAGAGACCAAGTACGCTAACCTCATTGGGCTTGAAGACACCGAAGTATTCAAGAAGTTCATGAACGCGATACTTGATGCTTGGACTGAGTACTGCAAGACACAATTGCAGCCCTTACAGACACAACAACAACCACAACAACCAGAAGAAGGGCTTCCTTTTTGATGCAAACATACGAACCAGAAAACGGCAAGAAAGTTAACTACACAACTGACGATGTGCTAAGACAAGATCTACCGATAAAATTTGCTGATTTCCCCCGTATGTTTCCTTGGCCTACCCTCAGTGCTCTAAAGATTCTTTGGGGAGAGAGGGACGTCAATGGAATGTCCGGTGCTTTTAAGAAATTTGGAAATAAAGAGGCGATTGTATTCCCGTGTAGACTGTTTGATCTTATAGATAAAACTGATGCGATACCTATAAAGAAGAAGAAAGACTACAGCAAAAAAGGAGAATAGAAAGTGTTACAAGAGAATATGAAAAGAGATGAATTGCCAGATGATATCTATGCTTGTGTGTGTGAATTAGAGAATTTACTCACTAGCTGGGATAAAAAGAGAATCCCACATGGTAGCCAGGTATCAGCTTTGTTGAATATGTACGGCATTACTTGTGTTCTTTCGGGTATTAACAAGCTTCAATTCATGAAAATATCTGGTGACTGTTTCGATATGCATAAAGAAGAAAATGAGAGATTGGATGAGAAAGGGTGACATTATCCCAAAAAAGGGAAGGGGTGGAATCAAACCACCACCCTGCTGATCTGTAAACAACCGCTCCTACATTGAGCTACCTTCCCATGTAGTCTATTATACACTATAAGTAGTGTATGGATGAATACTTAATTACAATACCTGGAAAGCCAGTCGGTAAAGCCAGACCTAGATTTAAACGCTTTGGGGGTACTTACGATCCTCAAAGCGATATAAACAAATCTATTAAAATCATCATTGCAAGTCAGTGGCTGTTTCCTGTTATAGAAGGGCCGATCTCTGTGGGGATGAGATTTTACATGCCTATTCCCAAATCAACCTCTAAGAAAAATAGAATAAAGATGATAAGTGGAGAGATGAGGCATGTCAAGAAGCCAGACTTGGATAATATGGTCAAGGGACTGGATAACATGACAGGCATAGTCTTCAAAGATGACAACCAAATCTATCAGATTTATGCTGAAAAGAGGTATAGCGAAAATCCGAGAACAGAGATAAATATCATATGGAACTCAGAAACGATCCTTATTTAAACCAT